GCGTTAGGCGGTGTTGCTATCGTAGCCGGTGGAGAAATAGGTGTTGCAGGACTCGCAGTCACAGGATCCGTTGGCACGCCTACGTTTGATGCTGAAGCTAACGTAACGGTTACAGGCCAAGCGGGCACTTCCGCTATAGGCACGGTAGCTACCGATGCAGAGGCAAACGTTACGCCAACAGGTCAAAGCGCTACAGCAGGTTTCTCATCTCCGGGTGTAAACGCACAAGCCGTGGTCGCTCTGCCTACGGTAACCGCTTCACTCGGTTCAGTCACACTTGTTGGAGTAGACGCAGAAGCCAACGTAAACGTAACCGGTCAAGCTGGAACCAGTGCACTCGGTACACCTACAGTAACAGGTAAAGCTAATTTAACTCTAACCGGGCAAGCAGGAACCAGCGCTCTTGGCACGGTTACGCCTAACGCCGATGCAAACGTTTCGTTAGCCGGGGTGTCCGCTACAGGGGAGGTAGGCGAGAATCTTATAGTCTGGTTTGAATTTGATACCACACAAACTCCTAATTATAGTAATATTACAGACACACAAACTCCGAGTTGGTCAGAGATTAGTGAGAATCAAACGCCATCTTGGGAAGAGGTAGCATAATGGCAACGTACGTAAACGATTTAAGATTAAAAGAGATTACCACGGGAGACGAGTCAGGTACTTGGGGTACGTCTACCAACACTAATTTAGAACTCATAGCAGAAGCGTTTAGCTTTGGCACAGAAGCCATAACAACAAACGCTGACGCGCATGCAACAACTATAGATGATGGTGCTACTGACCCCGGCAGATCCTTATATTTAAAATATACAGGTGCACTAGACTCTGCCTGCACCATCACTCTTGGCCCTGATAGCGTGTCTAAGGTTTGGATTATTGAAAACGCAACCAGCGGATCGCAAAACATAATTATATCTCAGGGTTCTGGAGCAAATGTAACTATCGGTAGCGGTAAAACTAAAGTTATTTATTCAGACGGCGCTGGGTCAGGAGCTGCTATATACGATGCTTTTGCTAATTTAGCTACAGGTAGCACTTTAACTGTAGGAGCAGGTGTTGCAGAAGATACAAAGATAGTTTTTGATGGAAACGCTCAAGATTTTTATATAGGTTTAGATGATTCAGTAGATGATTTAATCATAGGTAAAGGAAGTGTAGTTGGTACAACACCAGCAATAACTATAGATGAAAATTTAAATGTTACTTTTTCAGGTAACAATTTAACTGTCCCAGATGACAGTATCGCTTTAGGCACTAAAACGACTGGTAATTACGTTGCAAGTTTAGTTGCAGGTACAGGCATATCAGTAGGTGCAGCAGCAGAGGGCGGTACTCCAACTATAACCAATACTTCTCCAGACCAAACAGTATCTTTAACAGCAGGATCAAATGTAACTATTTCTGGTAGTTATCCAAACTTTACTATAGCGTCTACTGCTGGCTCAGGCACAGTTACTTCTGTTGCTACAGGTACAGGTTTGTCTGGTGGAACTATCACATCAAGCGGAACTATATCTTTATCTCAAGATCAAAGATTTAGCGGTAGTGATGTTTATGTTGGTAATAATGATGTTTTCCTTCATTTTGAAGATAACAGCTCTACTTTTGGTGGAAGTGAAGCAATGCTTTTTCAAGTTGGCTCTTCAGCTACAGACATGGCTGTAAATACTTCTGGTAATTTATTTATAGCTGGCACTTTAACTCAAAACTACAGTTTTTCAGATGAAAGATTAAAAACTGATATAAATGAAATAACATCTTCAGAAAGTTTAGAAAAAATTATTGGCTTATCACCTGTTAATTTTAAATGGTTAAATCCAAGAGAAGAATGGGTTGATAAAACTCAAATAGGTTTGATTGCACAAAGCGTAGAATCAATAATTCCAGAGGTTGTTAGAGAGGATTACAGATTAGGAAGCACAGGCAAATATAAAATAGTTCAATATGAAAACTTAATTCCTTTATTGATAGGTGCAATTAAAGAGCTTAAAGCAAAAGTAGATGCACTAGAAAATGCTTAACAATGGCTCTAGTAACAATCACACCACCAGCAGGTATAGTAAAAAACGGAACTGAATACGCCAACAAAACTCGTTGGGTTGACGGTAATCTTGTACGTTTTGAAAATGGTTTCTTAAAACCTATAGGCGGTTGGGAAAAATTATTTGCTACGGCTTTAGACGGCACGCCAATAGGTATGTACGCCTATAATGATAATAACGGTAGAAGGGTTTTAGGTATTGGTACTAGAGAAAAGATCTACGTTTTATACCAAGACACTCTAAACAATGTTACTTCTAGTATTACTTCTCCAGCTTTCGCAAACGATAGTCAAAATAATCCATTGGGTTACGGTGCATATCAATACGGCGTTGAAGATTGGGGAGATGCACGAAGTCAATCAGGTCTAGCTTTTGAAACTAAATCATTTTCTTTTGATAACTTCGGACAAAACTTACTTATATGCTCTGCTAGTGATGGCAGAGTATTTGAATGGAGTCCTTCTTCTGCAAGTTCTGTAACAACACTTGCTAACGCACCAACAAATAATTTAGGAGTTATTGTTACTAATGAAAGACACGTTGTCTGTATTGGTGCAGGTGGCGATCCTAGAAAAATACAATGGAGCGAAAGAGAAAACAGCACATCATGGACGGCTGCTGCTAATAACACAGCAGGAGATTTACAAATAGCAACAGGAGGTCAAGCTCATTATGCGGTTAAATATAAAGGAGATATTATTATTTTTACTGACATTGGTATCAACCGTTTGTATTATGTCGGAGCGCCTTTTACATATGGTATAGCTGAAGCAGGCACAAACTGTAAAGCTATCAGCAGAAGATGTATTGTGCAGGCAGGTGATTTTTTAGCTTGGATGGGAGAGAACTCATTCTTTGTTTATGATGGTACGGTTAGAGAAATTAAATCAGACGTGCATGATTTTATTTTTGATGACTTAGATACAGTAAACAGATTAACAACTTGCGGTGGTCACAACCAAAAACATAATGAGATATGGTGGTTTTTCCCAAGCGGCAGCAATCAATCAACGCCTAACAAATACGTTATTTGGAATTACTTAGATAACGTATGGAGCGTTGGTGAATTAGGCAGAAGTTGTTGGATTGATGAAGGTGCTTTTGATTTTCCGTTAGCTGGCGATACTAATAACAATATTGTTCAACATGACTTTGGTACTTTATTTAACTCGCCAGATTTAGGAACAACGCAACCGTTTTGTGAAACAGGGCCGTTTGAAATAGGGCAAGGCGATAGGTTTGCACAAGTCAACCAATTAATACCTGATGAAAAAACTACAACTTTGCCTGGCATAACCCTTAGCTTCAAAGGTAGAAACACGCCGTTAGGCGCAGAAACAGACTTTGGATCTTTTACGTTTGCAAGTGACGGTTACACCGATGCTAGGTTTACAGCTAGACAAATGCAAATGAAAGTTACTGGTGACACAGATCAAGCGTTTCAAGTAGGTAACATTAGAGCTGATGTTAAGCAGAGAGGCAGAAGGTAATGAACATTGCCGCTAAAGAACAATATATACAAAGAGCTACTAACGTTAAATATTCTTTTGCAGCTACTACGCAACAAACTATTTACACAGCGCCAACAGGCGATGATTTTACTTTTGCTGTAATTGAAGGCATCTTTGCTTGCGATCACGGTAATCAACAAACAAACTTAGATATATCAATAACCGATACAAGTTCTGTTGAGTTTTTCTTATTTAAGGAAAAAAATATAAGCGCACATGAAACAATAGAATTAGTTGTTAATTCTGGTTTAATTTTACAACAAGGCGAAATCATCAAAGCACAAGTTAATCACGCAAACATAGATTTAATTTTTAATGTAGTTGAATATGCAAAAGGTGACTAAACTTCCTGAATGGCAGGAACAATGGCAACGTTGTAAACCTTACATAGAAAAAGCGGTCAAATATCAAGATTCATATACAATAGACGACATAGAAGATAAAATTCGTGAAGGTTTATTCCATTTATGGCCTGGTGAAAGATCAGCTATAGTTACGCAGTTTGTTCTATTCCCCCAAATGAAAGGATTAAACATATTATTTTGTGGTGGAGATTTCGAAGAATTGCAAGAAATGTTACCATATATAGAAGATTTTGCTCGCCGAGGCGGTATAAAACGTTTATACGGTGGCGGCAGAAAAGGATGGATTAGAAAACTAAAACATCTTGGTTTTGAAAAAGAATATTTAATAAAAAAGGATTTATAGATGTCAGATGCATTACCTTATATAGAAGCAGGATTTGATCTTCTTGGCGCTACACAAGCGTTTAAAGGCGATCAAGGAGGAAGAACAGTTACAGAAACTGCTTTAGATCCAGCAACCCAAGCTAGGCAACAAGAAGTTTTTGGTAGAGCTTTAGGTTTAGCAGACCAACCTTTTATTCCGTACACAGGACCAATGGTTGCTGGTTTTACGCCAGACCAATTAGCAGCGTTTGAAGGCCAAAGAGGTTTATTTGAACAAGCAGGTAGATTTGATCCAGGCGCTTTTCGACAAACTTTATTAGAACAACAAGCGCCACAGTTTGCAGACCCAAGAAGAATACAAGCAAGATCTTTATTAGATGTTGATTTGGGTGCATATCAATCACCTTATCAACAACAAGTTATTGACTTGGCAATGCAAGACATTCAAAGACAAGAAGATATTGCTAGAGGTGGAGCGCAAGATAGAGCTATCAGAGCAGGCGCTTTTGGTGGTTCTAGGTCTGCCATATTAGAAGGCGAAGCAACTAGACCGTATGTTGAACAAAGGGCTAGAACAGCAGCAGACTTGAGACAAAGAGGTTTTGAACAAGCTCAAAGAATGGCCGAAGCTGATATTGCAAGAAGTATGAGGGCGCAAGAGTTTGATATATCTGGTGAAGCCGACGTAGCTAGACAAAGAGCTGCTGCAGGTTTAGCGCAACAACAATTCCAAGCAGGCTTATTGGGAGGTCAAGAGAGAGCGCAACAACAAGCATTGGCTGGTTTATTAGGTATTGGTGGTCTACAACAAGGCCTCCAACAACAAGCCCTTGGAGCTGCTAGAAGTGAATTTGATAGAGCGTTGCAATACCCTGGACAACAATTTGGTTTTTTAACTCAAGCAATAAGCGATATGCCTGTAGGACAAACAATAACAGGGTCAGAAACAAGAGGCACGCAAGATAGAATTCTTAGTGGCTTAGGAGGATTACAACAAGCGTTTGGCTCAATAGGAAATTTATTTGGACAAGAAGAAGAATATACTGGTTTTTAAATAATTAAGGTTTTACATGAGTATAGGAAAACAAGATTTACAAGAATTAGCACAAGGATTGGGCGAATACCAACAAAGATACGCTACAAATTTAGCTAGAACAGAAGCTTTGATGGGTGATCCAAGTAGGCTAAATGCTTTATTAGAAATGCAACAACCTAAAGGGCCAAAACAACCATCTTCGGTGCAAGAATTTTTATTTTATAGGCAACAAGGAGGTATGGATGATTTTGCAACCTTTTTATCTAAAAAAGGAGGTGGAAGCAACATAACCTTAAATACAGGCCCACAAGGTCAAAATTTTGGATCTCCTCCAAAAGATATGGAATGGGTTAGAGACGCAACAGGTAAGGTAGTCATAGATGAAAGAGGAATACCAAAAGCTCTGCCAATAGAAGGCACAAAAACTTACATTGAACAAGAAAAAATATTAGAAGGTAAAAAGTCATCTGCAAGCACTGACACATCATCTGCTGAAAATGTTTTACTCAACGTAGAAAGAATTAGAGATAGGATAAAAGAATCAACTTTATTGAATCCTGGTACAGGTTTTCTTGCGGAAACTTTTGTAAATATTGGTGGAACTCTTGCTGCTGATATAAAAGCTTTGGTATCTCCTATAAAAGCAAGCATTGGTTTTGATAGGTTGCAAAAAATGAGGGAAGAAAGCCCAACAGGGGGAGCATTAGGACAGGTTAGTGAGATGGAATTAGATTTGCTTAATTCGTCTTTACAAAGTTTAGACCAATCACAATCACAAGAACAATTTTTAGAAAACTTAGATGAAGTTGAAAAAAGATATAGTGATATTGTTACAAAATTAAATGCCTATCCAGACGAAATTAAAATAAAGGTTGGATATACAGACAGAATAATACCAACAACAGAAAAGACTGATGATGAATTAATGAAAGAGTACGGTGAAAAACGTTAATTATGCCTACTTTTGAAGAGTATATGAACGCTGCTAGAAAAGCAGATCAGGCAGGAGACAAAAACGCCGCAAAGCGTTTAGTTGCTTTAGCAAGCGATACAAAATCTAATCAAACAGAAGAAGTTTCGCAAACAGAAGATGTCGCAAAATCTTTAGGTAGTGGTTTTGTTAGAGGAGGTATTGGTTTGTTGGAATTACCTGAGTTGCTTGGTAGAGCAGCAGTCAGAGGTGTTCAAGAAGTCGGTCAATTTGCAGGCCTTACTGACAGTCAAGATATACCTATTTTAAATACAACCACAGGAAGATTTTTAAGAGACGCAACAACGTTAGATGATTATGAGGCTAAAACGACAGCAGGAAAATATGCAGGAACGATAGGTGAATTTTTACCA